ACAAGGCCCTGGCTTGCGCCCTCGAATTCGAGCGGGCGGACAAGCTGGCTGGCGCCGGTTCACTCACAGAGCAGCAGGCCAGGAAGATCCTTTCTGACATTTTGGAACGCGCGGGCGGAGGCGAAACACTGCGTTGCCCAAGCGTCAAAGAGCACATGCTCGAATGGTTGAACGGAAAGCAGGCCCTTGGCACCCCGAGCACCGTTGCACGCTACCAGAAGGCAATCGAAGCGTTCCTTGAACATCTTGGCCCGACCGCCGCAAAACCGCTTTCGAGTCTAACGCCCAGGCACGTCCAATCCTTTGCCACAAGCCGGAGCAGGGAAGGTTGTGCCCCCGCAACGGTACGCTTGGACGTGCGGGTTGTGAGCATCGCCCTAAACCGAGCACGGCGCCTTGGCCTAATCACAACGAACCCGGCGGAGGCCGCCGAATTGCCCGCCGCTGCGAGTGTGGAACGTGGCGTGTTCACACCGACAGAAATCGGAATGCTGGTGAACGCCGCACAAGGGGAATGGCGCACCTTGATCGAAGCGGGTTACTACACCGGGCAGAGGCTGTCCGATTGCGTGGACATGCGATGGGCGGACGTGGACCTGACCGCCGGGACCTGGACGCTGACCCAACGCAAGACCGCCAGGAAGATCATCGTGCCCCTTCACCCCGCCCTTCTGACCCGGCTTGAAAACCTGGCCAGCGTGGACACAGCACAAGAGCACGTCATGCCCAACATGGCCGGGAAAGGCCCAGGCGGACGGCATGGGCTGTCCGAATCGTTCAAAGCGATCATGCGGAAGGCTGGTGTGGACTGCCAGCCAACCGAAGGGAAGGGCGTTCGGGTATTGTCCAGACGGTCATTTCACGCCCTCCGCCATTCGTTCACGTCCGCCCTCGCAAACGCTGGTGTGCCCGAGGACCTGCGAATGAAGCTGACCGGGCACAAGTCCACGGACATGCACCGAGGATACACACACCACGAGGTTGAGACCCTCCGCGCCGCCCTGGCCAAGTTGCCCAGCATCGCGCAATGAAGCCCGCAAGACGCCCGCGCCCGCCCTTCGTGTTGCCCTGGCATAGCTGCACCGCACCGGGAGGCGGTCACCCGCTCGTGGCCCAGGCTGGCAAAGACTGGTTATGGTGCGACCTGCCACTAATGAAAATCGGCAGGAAGATTCGAGAGATTCGAGGCTACGCGATTCACGAGGCGGAGAGCAAAGGCGATTCACTGCTGTTTCGCCGCCCACGAGACGAGGCCCCCGAGGCGCCCCTGCCCATCGACGCCCACCGCCTCGCCGCCCTGGCATTGCACGGCCCGGAACCGAAGGCCCGCATGGCCGCTATGGAGCTTGCCACCCGCGCAAACAACGCTGTTTATTTCCTGAACGAAGTGGCGAGACAACGACCCGAACTATTCCGACCCCTCGCCCGCCGCTGGACGCACTGGCCCCTTCTCATTGGCCCGAACCATCGCCACAACCCCGACGTGCCCGGCATGCTCAAAACGCTTGAGGTTGCGCTCGGACTGTCGACGGGCGAAGACCCGACCTCGAAAGCTGGTGTTGACGATACGGCATCCGTCGTTGCCCGCCGATTGCTTGACTATCTGATCGACCTGCGAACACGTCGCCGCCGGTACCCGCCGGTTGTGTGCGACCGCATGATAAAGGAGGCACGCGCCCTGCCCCCGTTCGGCAAGCAGACGTTCCTTCGCTGGTGGTATGTCGCCGAGGCCGCCATGCTCGAAAGCTATCCTGAACCCGTGGACGTGCCCGAACTCGCCGGCATCGCCCCGCAATCCCGAGGCCCGAAGAGCCGACGACGTTCCCACATCATGCGGAAGTTAAGAGAACGATTCAAAGCCATGGCCCCGCTGCCCGCATAGTCGAAGTCAACAACTCGGAATCGCGCGCCACCGTCCCCACGGTGGTTTTTCATTTGCACGGGTTGACCCCGTTGAGTGTGCCACAGCCGAGGGTGTTCATTCGCGCCTAGTGACAGAGAAACACACCAACGAAAGGCGATAATGAAGACCGACAAAACAACCGCACCCATCGAAGTCCCCCCGCTCGTGGCCCAGGCCCTCGTGCCCGAGTTTATCCGATTGCCACGAGTAGGAACTGAATGCCCCCACACTGGACTGCGAAGGAGCAAAATCAACGAGCTGATTCTGCCCTCCGAGCTGAACGGCGGACACCCCCCGGTCAAGAGTTTTGTCCTGCGACGCAGAGGCTCTCGGACAGGCGTTCGACTCGTGGAGTTTCGTTCACTCGTGGACTACATCCGGCAGCACCCGCAGGAAGGCTGCTAGGAAGTCAGAACCGCCCAACGCGCTGCTGTCACACATACGCGCAAGGCGGTCACACCCGATGGACAACATCCTACCCACGCGCAGGCGAAACGCAAGGCCCGACGCTGAGCCCCCAGCCCCCGGCCCGGACACTGCCACCGAGCGCGCGATTGTCGCCTCGATTCTCGAATCCCCTGCCGATTCCCTGGCCCGACCCGCTTTGCGCTGGTTGTGTGCCAACGCGCCTCGATCATTTTCTGACCCGCTGTGCGGGCTGGCCGCTGCCGAGGTTCACCAGCAGGGACCCGAGGCGAACTTGATCAGCGTGATTCGCGCCCTCGAGGGAGCGGAGCAAATCGACGAGCAAGGGAAACGCTACTTGCTCGCCCTCGTCACCGAGGGATTGCCGCTGGCCCTGGCGGAAATCGACGCGCAAAAGCTGGTTGAACGCCGCCGGCCCGAGCAACTGGCCCAGGTTCTCCGTGAATCCGCGGACCAGATCGAGCACGTCCCGCAACGCGCCCCTGAAATCCTCGCCGTGGCGCGGGAGACCCTCGACGCGCTCGCCCAGGAAGGCCCGAGGCGCCCATGCCGATACATCGCCCGTCCCATCGCCGAGCTTGCGCGACCGGAGGCCGACGACCCGGACGAATTATTGCGACACCGCTTTCTCTGCCGTGGCGGTGGATTGCTGCTGGCCGCGCCGACGGGCATCGGCAAGAGCACCCTCTCCATTCAGTTTGCGCTCTGTTGGGCGCTTGGACGCGAGGCGCTGGGCATCGCACCGGCAAGGCCGCTTCGTTCACTCTACATTCAGGCGGAGAACGACGATGGGGACCTCGCCGAACTCAGGGATGGAATATGCGATGGGCTGGAATTCACCGAGGCGGACCGAGCCGAAGCGTTCGAGCGCGTGACGTTCAGCACGGTTGACGACTTGTGCGGGCTGACGTTCATAGCCCAGGCATTTACGCCACTTGTTGAGCAGCACCGCCCCGACCTCGTTTTCGTGGACCCGTTGCTTTCGTACCTCGGCGCCGACGTGTCGAAACAAGAGGCCGTCTCGCCCTGGCTCAGGAACGGACTGAACCCGATCCTACACCGCACCGGGAGCGGGCTTGTTTTGGTGCATCACGTCAATAAACCGCCGACAGGCGAAGCGAAGCGGGAGTGGAAAGCCGGAGATTTTGCCTACATCGGGAGCGGGAGCGCAGACCTCGCGAACTGGGCACGCGCCGTTATTGCGATTCGTTCCATTGGCGACCACAGCGTTTTCGAGTTGCACCTAGGCAAGCGCGGGAAGCGAGTGGGCTGGACCGACCCGGACGGGAGGCCCTGCTATTCGCGACGCATCGCACACGGGACCGATGGGATTTACTGGCGGGAGGCCCAGGCCGACGAAGGACCGGCCCCAGCGGGACGCAGAGCGGGCGCCACCCCCGAGCAATTGGCCGCCCTGCTGGACGGCAAAGAGCTTACAACGACCGACTGGCGCGCCCTGGCAGGGGACGAGCTTGGCGTTTCTCGGACGGCATTCTACCGCATCAAGAACGAGGCCGAATCCCGCAAGCTAATTACCCGGTCAAAGGTTTCTGACCGATGGATGACACTATGAAAAACCCCTTTCGTCCCGAAATCCCGAAATGTCCCGAAATGCAATTCGGGACGAGCGTCCCGAAATCCCGCCCCCTTATAGGGGCGGGACTGGGACGCGGGACGTTTTGGAACGTGTCTCGTCCCGAAATTAAATCGGGACGCCGCGCGTTCCTGGCGTTCGCCCTGATGCTTCTAATGAGGATGCTGCACCGCGCGTTGAGGGCGTGCGCGAAGACCGTCGATCACCTGGAGGGCAGAACATGAAACACAGACCAACCCAGATGGAATTCGGCCTCGACCTCGGCACCGAGGGACCGCTTGAGCCCATCGAAGTCACGGACGGCAATCTTTCGATTGTCGTTGCCGAACTCCGCGCGCGTGGACTCGTGCCGTGGGCGATGGACATTCGACGCGGAAGTTACCTGCTGCACCTCCGCCGCGCCCCGGACCCGGACACCCCCCCCCTTAGGAAGGCTCCCATTGATGAAGATTTGGACGGGGTACGAGGACGACCGCGTTGCCACCACGAGTTTCCCCACCCCAACCAAGGAAACATCGGCACCCACGAACCCGCATGACACAAACCGAATACGTCAGGCACTCTGGACTTAGCAAAGGCTTCGTTTCTAAGCTGGTCAAACGCGGAATGCCGCTAACCTCGCCGTCGGACGCCGATAAATGGCGCGGAATGAGTGTCAGGAAGCCGAGGCGCCCAGCACCCACCCAGGCGCCCCAGGCGGACCCCAAGGCGGTTGAGGCCACGCACGAGGCCGCCCAGGCCCCGACCCCGGTTGAGACCACACCCGCCGCTGGTTCATATGAACGAGCTCAGCAGATTGAACGCGCAGCCTACGGGCTAGCGATCCGCGCCATCCGGGAGAAAAGTCCCGATGCCGGCAGACTCGTGGCTGTCCATGCCACCGCCGCCGGGAACCTGATCCGCGCCCGACAAGACGTCCTGGCCCTTGAGCGCGAGGAGGCCCGCCTACTGACCGCCGAGTGGGTCAAGGAAGTTATCGCAGCCCACGACGGCGCGATTGTGAGCCTGGCCAAGGCGATGCCGCGCATGATGGCCGGCAGGATTGCCCCGCACGATTCGGAGCATGCCGAGGCGGAGTTGACCCGCTGGGTCGAAGAGGAATTCCTGCGAACGCTCTACAAATCGAACCCGTGGAACAATCCGAAGACATAGCTGACCTCCTGGCCGACGTGGCGCCGCTGACCGACGCGGAATTCGATGCCCTCGCCGTGGCTGACCTCGCCACAGAGGCCGGACAGGCCCCCGCAGGCCGGCAGACCGCCGGACAAGAAACGGGTGTGGGCCACGGTCAAAGGCTGGTGACGCGCGCCCGCCGACACCGCACCTACGACCTGGAAGCCGAGCGCAAGATGGGCCAGATGCTCAAGGAGACAGAAAGGGCGAAGGGTGTCAAATGCCAGCTTAAGGGCAAGAATGCTTCTGGCGGTCACCGCACGTTACCACCAGAAGACGACGCCCCAACCCTATCCGCCCTTGGCATTACCAAGCGCGAGTCCGCCGAGGCGCAGTTGCAGGCCCGAGGCGCCACACTCACGAGCAGCAGAAACCACGCGAAGGTTATCGGGCTGGCCTTTGAGCGGGACGCCTACGTCGTTGAAGGCTCAGCAAACATGCGGTCATGCAACAACCTTGAACAATTCACCCTGACCAACGACCCGGAGCTTTTCGAGTTTCACCGCCGATGGATTCAAAGCATATGAACCTGACCCCCACGCAGATTGACGTTTTGGAGCACCGCCGGAGCTTCTACCGCCCCAAGCCCAAACAGACCGTTGTTGAATGGGCGGAGGCGAACATCAGGCTTTCGCGACGCCAGACCGAACACCCAGGCCCATTCACGACCTCGACGCGCCCCTACATGCGCGAGCCGATGGAGGCATGGCGACTGCCCGGCGTGACGGAGTGTGTCCTTTGCTGGGGGAGTCAAACAGCGAAGACGACAACCCTTATGGCTGGGGCCGCATGGATGCTTTGCGAGGACCCCTCGCCGATTCTCTGGCTCATGCCAACCGAGACCTTGGCCCGGAGCTTCAGCAAAACGCGCTGGATGGCCATGCTTGAGGACTGCCCGCCGGCAATCGCGCAATTCCCGAGCGACAGGCACAAGCTGACCCACCTTGAACAGCATTTCCGAGGATGCACCCTGAATTTCATCGGCTCGAATTCGCCCGCAAACCTGGCAAGCCGCCCCGTTCGGATTCTCGTGGCCGATGAAGTGGACAAATTCGCGGACGCTTCGAGCAAAGAGGCCGATTCACTGGCCCTCGCCGAGCAGCGGTTGAAGGCGTTTTCGAGCAGCAAAGTTTTCCTGACCTCGACGCCGACACTGGTTGAAGGCCGGATTTGGCAACGGTATTTGCAAGGCGACCAGAGGCACTTCTACATCCCTTGTCCCCACTGCGGGAAGCACATCAAACTGTTGTGGCCGCAAGTGAAATGGGACCCCGAGGCCCGAGGCGCCGATGGGAAATGGAATTTCCAAGCCGTTCAGGCTTCCGCCCGCTACGACTGCCAAGAATGCGGGAAGGCGATCACGGACGCACAAAAGGTTGTTGCCCTCCGGGCTGGCGAGTGGCGACCCGAGAACACCGCAGCCCCCGCCGGCGTGCTTTCGTATCACCTAAGCTCTCTGTACAGCCCCGACCGCAAATGCACATGGGGAGCGATTGCCTGCCAATTCCTGCGAGACAAGCACAGTCTGTTAGGGCTCCAAGGATTCATCAACGGCACCCTGGCCGAGCCATTCGAGCGCGACGAAGATTTTCGGGCGGAGCGCGTGGAACGTATCGTTGCCACGGCGCCCACGATCACGAGCGACGGCAGCGCAACGACCGTTCGCCTCTTGACCGTGGACTGCCAGGCGCGCGCCCCGCATTTCTGGTTCGTTGTTCGGGACTGGACCATTGCGGAGGCCACGACCGCATCGACGCTGATCCGCGCGGGAAACGCCATGACATGGGAGGACCTGCGGGCGATCCAGGCCGAGGCCGGCATCGCCGATCCCAACGTCATCGTTGACTCAGGCTATGGGGCGAAGAGCGACGCCGAGGTTTACAGGCAGTGTGGCAGATTCTCGGAATACCACCCCCAATGCGTTCGCAACGGCACCCCCGTTTTGATGGGCTGGATGCCCGCCAAGGGCATGCCCTCGCGAAAGCTTTTCCACGTCGAAGGAGGCGCACAGCAGCCCTGGACGATTGCCTATCGCGACCCATTCCACGGGACCGCCGACGCCGGGCGATGCTTGATAATGCTTCTGGAATTCGCGAGCGAGTGGTTCAAGGACCTCCTGGCCACGTTGCGCGATCCCGCCCGAGGCGCTGACTTTGGCGTCGAATGGGCTGTGACCAAGGAGGCCGCAAGCGAAGAATATTGGCGCCACCTGGACAGCGAATTTCTCGACGAGCGAGTCAACGGCCGCACCGGCAGAGTGAAGCGAGAGTGGGTCAAGCGATCCCAACGCTGGCCGAACCACTTGTTTGATTGCGAGGTCATGCAGGTTGCCGCTGCGATGAGCTTGGGCTTGCTGCCGACGCCGAGCACACCCGCAGAGTGACCCAACGGGCGAAGGCGTCGAATCCCCCACCCGACCGCCTCGACTTGGCCCCTGGCCGCCCCGCAGGCGCGTTTTTCCGAGGCGGGCTGATAGACGACACCCCCCCGCGCGCGGCCCGCACCGCGAGGCCCTGGCCGCCAATTCGGAATTCAGGTGCAGAATTTATGCAGCTGGTTGGCCGACACCCCCCCGCGCGCGGC